ACAGTGATCTGGCTGCCCTCCGGCACCTCTTAGGCATTGGACAAAAACAGCTTTACTGATTGTGTCAGAGCTGCCGCGCTGCCTGAATCAGCAGCCGAAAGCGTCTGAAACGACAAGCGGCACGGCACATCAGTAAACAGAACCCGCGGTACAAAATCTGTAATGTGCGTCTGTGGATCGATCTTTGCCTCGCGCACGGTCACCGTGCAGCGGTCGATCCATAGTTTGGATAACGCTTTCTCCCTTGCCGTCATCTCACCACACCAGCTTTCGGAATCTCGCAAACTGATCCGCTCCAGCTGTGCGCAGCCAGTCGATCAGGTGATTGAGTCGCTGCTCTGGGGTCTGATCGCCTTCGCCCAGGGCGAACACTGTATTGGTATCACCCTCCTGAATCTGCTTGACTGCCGCATCGACCACCAGTCCGATTTGCTCCAGCTGACCTGCGCCCTGCTTCATCAGCAGATATTCCCCAGCAGTTCGATAGATCAGTGCCATGGATAAGCCGTCCGGGATCTCGGACTGATTGATCGCGTTCTGAATGGCATTCTGCGCATTGGTCAGGGCAATGTCGAGCAGCCGGTCATCTTCGGCTCCGGTCACACCCATTGCGGTAAGAAACTCCGTGACCTGCTCGCGCGGCGCGTTCATTCGCGTCCCTCGTAATCCAGACCGGTCAGCGTACCATGCAGGAACGACGGGCCATGTGCCAGACCGATCTCGCCATAAATCTGCTTGCGGTTGGCTGCGCCAGTCTTAGCAAGCTCCTCCAGGAATAGCACGCCCTTACCCGGCACCGCCTGAAAGACCGGTGCACAGGCTGCCAGATCGACAATCAGGATGGTATCTACCGGCATAAACGGGTCATACGCCACGCCCATCTGGAAGAAGTCGTTTTCAATCTGGGTGATGCTCATACCGCCCACATTGCGCTGTGCCGGGCTATTGTAGCCAAGCTGCTTTTCATACAGGCTGGTCAGGCGCTGCTTCTGCTCGGCATTCGCCAGCAGCACCATATTGCCAAAGATCGCGCCTGCATTGGCCATCTTGCGATAAAGCTGACCAAGCAGGTCGAGAGACAGCGGTGCATTTGCAGCGGCAACGGTCGTACCCGTGCTGCACAGCTCAATCATACCGCGGGTCTTATTGGCCTGACCCGCAGAGCTGGCCTTCTGATACTTGCCGTTGAGGAAGGTAAATTCCACATCACGGGCAATCTTTTCGAGCTTGCGGGCGATCTGGAAGTCCTCCTCATTGGGCTGCTCAGGCTGTGCGCCTGCCGTGTTCAAGCCGGACAGCTTGCCGCGGTTGGCCAGACGTGCATAGGTGATCTCGATGGCTTCATGGAAAATCTGGGTCACGTTGGTCTGCTGGCTCTTGACCAGCTCACCGCCAGTCGGCGCAGTGGTCGAGGCGGTCTCGGAGATCTCAGGCTGTGCAGCCTCGGGAAACTCATACAGGACACCAGTCGGAAATTCGTCGTTCTCGGTCTGCATACCGCCGGTCAGGCCGCCGATCATGGAGAGGAACGGGGTTTTGGTCGGGCTGGCCGTGTACAGCTGACCCGCATAGTTGGGCAGATTGAATGTGGTGCCCATTCCGGTTACGTTACTTGCCATTTGTGTTGTTCATCCTTTCTTATTACATCAGATTGACACCGTCACGCGCCGCTGCATTCAGAATTGCCACGGCCTGTGCGTTGTTTCCACTCTTTCTTGCATCCGCAAGACGGGTGGCATAGTCCATGGTGCGCGGATAGGTGCCAGCCGTCGAGCCTGCCGGAACAGCACCCGAAATACGGGGTGCAGTCTGAGCTTCAAACAGGAACGCAGTATCCGCACCCGTGCGCAGTCGGCTTACCTGGTCGGCCAGACCTTTCACCGTGCCGTCCTCCTCGACCTTCGCATCCTTGAGGAACGAGGCAAGCAGGGCTTTGGCTGCGGTCGTATTTTTCGCCCGCGCTGCAAGCAGTTCATGTTCCACTGCTGCGTCCAGCCGCATTGCCGCGATCTCTGCCTGATGCTGTTCATCCATGAGGTCATAATCGGCCTTGCCGACAAAGCGCTCTGTCAGCGCCGCCGTGACCTTGCCGTCCATCTCATCGGTATAACTATCGCCGATAATCTCTTTGAGCCAATCGTTCATTGTTACTCGCATCCTTTCCAGTTATTTTTCATTTTTTGGCAACAAAAAAGCACCGTATCATACAATACGATGCTTCGGATTCAATTTTCGTGTTACAGAATATCGATCTGGTCGAGGATCGCCTCACACAACCGGCCTGCCTCATTCGGTTCTGCATTGTCATCCAGGCAGTGCAAGGTCAAATGGTCACCAATGCGTTCCTCGATCAACGCTCTGTCCTCTTCGGATAAATCTTCACCATTTTGCCTTTATTGTATCAGGCAAATCGGATAAAGGCAACGATGCAAAGGTCTCTCGCCACGTTTCATAGGTCATATCTGCCGGCACATAGTAGGTCTGGCCATCCTGATTCCTAGCAACACGCTCGCCACCGGTATTATCGGCAAAGTATGGCGCGGTGCATCCACGGCACCAGGGATGGAACGGCGGCACCGTCACGCCCGGATCATAAGCTGTCAGCGGCAGAATTGTGCCGTCCAGTCCCTGACATACCGCACAGGTATGCACATCCAAGGTCTCTACGATCTCGACCTGATCGACGCCCAGTTCCCGGTATGCGGTCAGCTGCCCCTGTGCGGACAGATAGGCACTCTCGGTCATAACCAGCCGTCCGGCAGCGCGTTTGGATGTCTGCATCCGTCGTGCCATGGCATCGGTCACCCGTTTAAGTGGATCGCCTCGAATGAGTGCTTGTGACAGCTCGGTTTGCAGAGTATTGACCAAGGCCGTGCGATTCTTCCATACTCTCTCGCTGAATGTCAGGTTATCCGTTGTCCAGGGCTTTGCCAGCGCCATAGCCAACTGCCGCTCGGTGAGCGCTGCGATCTGCCAGCCCAAGTGAAAGGCTCGCTGCATTTCAAAAATCGTGTGGTAATACTGCCCCGCATACACACGGCGCAGCAATCCGTCCAAATCGTCCAGCTGATTCGCAAATAGCAGCTCAATCTGCTGCTGGATTTGCAGCTGAATGGCCTCCAACCGGCTGATATGGACACGGGCTGACGCATTCTCGAGCTGTTTGAGCCACTTTGGGTCCAAACTGCGTCCGGCCTCGATGTATTCCTCGACCATCCACTGCAATTCCCGCAGCTCAGAAGCGTTCAGCAGCCGCCGCGCTTCGGCCATACTCACACTGTTATTGTCCGCAAAGCGCTGATACCAGTCGGCCAAATCGCGCCGAATACGAACAAGCGCCAGTTCATAGGCTTGTTCGGCGGTCTTGCGATAGGTCTGGGCTTCCTGCTCCATGGCTTGAAAGAGGACAAGCGCTCGTGCTCTCCAGTATTCACGATCCATCCTCTACTCCCCAAGCACCCCCGCTCACCTGCTGCCGCTCCCGGCGGATGCGCTCCATCTCGGCGCGTACGTCGGTCACAAACGGGTGATTGGCCAGAATGGTCTCGTCAGATAACAGGCCAACCGAATTCTGACAGTTCTGGATGGTCTCGCTCGTGCTCACCGGCACATCCCGATTGAACACAATCTTGCATGCATCCTGTTCAAAGTCTCCGGCACCATGCGTTTGGGCATCCTGCCGGATGAACCACAGCACCTCGTCCAGTGCGGCCTGAAACTCTACTTCCATCCCGTTTGCATCCAGATCAATATCCGCATACATCGACAGAATATTCATCTGATTGGGATTGCCCGACATCCGATCATCCTTGGCATCCAGTCCGCGGGCATTCTCCACCAGTGCCTTGTGGAACAGTTCCACGATAGCCTGGTAGTTCTGTGCGCTGACCTCAACCGCCAGACTTTTCACGTCGCCCTCGCCGCGCACCTTGACCGCGCCATAGGCAGCCAGATTGCGGCGAAACTCTCCAAGGTTTTCCCCGTCATACTCGCGCAGAATCAAAATGGTATTGCGGCTGTCCTCTTCCATTCGATTCTGGAAGTCAGACAGCAACAGGTTGAGGCCATCCTGCAAAGAGCGTACCCGCCGAATGAGCGGAATCTCCTGCTTGTTTGCCTTGAACGGGACGAGCGGGAAGCGTTCCCAGGCATACGGCACATTCGGCTGCGTCTGGTCTCCATGCATGATGATATAGGGCGAATACGTCCCCAGCGCCACATCAGGCACCAGCGTCGATCCGTCCAGCACATAGCGATAGATTCCATCCGCTCGATAGAGTTCGACCTTGTGTATGTACTTCTTGGTCAGTCCGTCCCATACTTCCTGCAAATAGAGCCGGCACGCGGCATCCAGCTTGGTGTGGTCATCATCCGACCAAAACGGCAGAATCTCATAGGCTGGGAAATGCCGAAAACACAGGGTACCTGCCTCGTCATAACAGACGAACATCCAGGCAATTCCACCGCACAGTGCCTCCTCTGCAATGTACTTGAGGGTGCGGGCAAAGGTGCTGTTCAGATATTGTCCCAACATCTGCGCATAGTCGGGGTTATCTGCGGTAATGGAAAAGGGATTGCCCAGCAAATAGTCCACCTTCTGATCGACCATCTTGGCGTACTGGTTGTCAATGACATGATGATTGGGCAGGTTATCAATCACCATTGGTTTTCCGTCCGCACCCAGTGCTGTGCGCTTGCGCCGCAGAATGTCATGATCGCCATGATAATATCGCCAGCCGTCGATCTGCTCCCGGCGCTGCGGCGAGCGCATCCAAGCCACAATCTCTCTGGCAAAAAACTCGGTCTCATGCAGACCGTTCCGCGCTCCCTGCGCAATGATTTGACTGACCCGCTCGGTCTCTGTCACAAACACGGTCCACCTCCTTAGTCAAAACTGAAATTTTCCCCGGTCAGCATTCCTTCCAACGCGTACCGCATCGCGTCCATCAGATGATTGAAGTCGTCGATGGGGGTATTGATCCGGTTGCCAAATTTATCCGTCGCCCACGTATAGTTTGAAATCTCGGTCAGAAAATGCACGCAGCGCGGATGAATGATAATCTGGTATCCTTGAATATACTGGATGCCATTGTTTACGCTGTCCCGACCCTTACGAGCAGCCTGAATATGCCGCAGTCCCTGCTCTCGCAGCTCGTCGATGGACTTTGGCTCGGCGGCATCGGCCTTAATCCGTTCCTTGGCGTATCCCATCGCGGTCACCCGCTCGCAGATCGCCCGGTTGGTCAACGCCTTCTCATACAGTTCGTCAAACACCCAGATCGTTCGCTCTGATTTGCTGACCAGTCCACAGAACAAAGCAGATGGATCATTGGTATAGCCAAAGTCCAGACCAAACGCCGACTTGACGCCCGCCTTCTGGCTGATCTGTGCGACATCAAAGACTTCCTCGCGCCAGTTTTCATACACCAGGCCGTCCACGATACCCCAGCCACCCAGGCCTGCGACCTGATAGCGGCGTGGGTTGCTGCGCTTCATGACCTCGAACACCTTGCGGTCGGCCTCATCCAGCCATTCGTTGCACAAATAATTGGTCGTGGTCGCGTAGATATGACCGTCCGGCGAAGTCCAGCTGTAATGGAACTGATATACGGGGTTTCCTTGGGCATCCTGCCCGGTGACTTCACCAAAGAATCGCTTTCTGATCCAGTGCTTTTCATTCCACGGGTTAAACGTCAATGTAATCTGCTTGAACAAGCCGGTCTCTTCCGGGATCGCACCGCGGATGGACTCATCCAGCATATCAAAGTCAGCCTCGTTCATGATCTCATAGGCTTCTTCCACCCAACACCAGCACAGATATCCCCATTCCACCGTGATTGAGGTGACCTTCATCGGATCGTCCAGTCCACGGAAATAGATCTTTTGACCGGTCGGCCGATATGTCATTTCGAGCGGGCTTTCTTTAACCTCCCAGTACGCCTGTGCGCCCAGACGATTGATGGCCCACTTGAGTTCGGTAAAACAGGAATCTTTGAGCGTGCGAAATACCTTGCGCACAACCAGGGTATTGGCCTGTGGGTACTGCATCATGCGCTTGATGATGTTCAAGGCCGTGGTCTTGGATTTCTTGGATGCACGGCTGCCCTTACACACCCGGTATCGCCCTTCGAAATTCCAAAACGTCTTATAGCCTCGACCAACCACATCGGGCAGCCGGATCACCTGCGCCCGCTGGTCAATCTTCAAGCTGGTCATCCCCTACGATCACCACAGGCACGGCTCCGCTCACATCCATCTTGTCTGTAAACAGGCCGTATCGCTTGCCCAGCAGTTCTGCTGCCTTAAGCCGTTCCCGCATATCGGGTGGTTTTTCAATGACCTCCTGGCAACCGTCGCCACACAATGCCAGAACAGATGCCATCGTCTTTCCTCGCATCACATCGGTCAGATACCCCAATATTTCCTCGGCCTTGGCGATCCGCCGCTCGGAGAGTTCGGCCAGTTGTTTATCCAAATAACAGCGCACGTTAGCATTTGATAGCAGTCGGCTTGCGTTGGCGCGTGCGGTCTCGTCCTTCACGACCGACGGATAAGCCGCTTTGTACGCACGAGTCGCATTACAGTCAATGAGGTATTCCTCACAGAATTTTTGCTGTTTATCGGTCATGAAGTCACCGCCTTTCTGGGAAATCTGAGCATGACAAAGCGCCCCATCTCTGAGGCGCTCCATCAAAGGATATATGCTGCTGGTTGCAGAGGCCGGATTCGAACCGGCGGCCTCGAGGGTATGAACCTCGCGAGCTTCCAAACTGCTCTACTCTGCCGAATACCCCTTTCGGGGTATGTGAGATTTGCGGGTGATCTCTCCCGACCAGTCATAATACTGGATTTTGTTGGAAATAGAGAAAAAATGGGGTACGGCCCATCTGCCTCGCGCGGCAGTTTGGCCGGTATCCCGCCGGGACGCTTCCCAGCGGGTAATGGGGGATTTCAGAAGGAGGTTCTCATGCCATCCATTGTCCTGCTTTCCATGTATACACAATACCACAGATGCTATATCAAAAACCATCAAAGGATTTCTCCGACTTGCGCGAGTGCTTTCGGATGCAGGAACTGCACAACGTTTTGATAGGAGTATCCCATCTCAACCGCGGTTTGCTCCCAAGTCAATCCCTCGACATAATACCCCAACAGCAGCTCCCGGTAACGACTGTCTGGCACACGGGCAATGGTGCAGGTGACCTCATTTTGCAGATCGTACAGGTCAGAAATCTTCTCGTCCAGCGTCGCTGCATACTGGGCATACCGCGCGAATACGTCCCCGCCCTTCCCGCCGATCACGGACAGCTTGTCCGGCGGCGCGGTGGCAGAACACGCCAGATCACGCGCCTGCGCCTTGAGTGCCTGATAGCGCTGCACCTCCCGTTTGGCACGGCGCACGCGCAGTAAGTATTCTTTCGCTTGCTTGCTCGTCAATCTCATACCTCCATTTTAGGTAGCGCACTACCTTTCGGCTATATTCAGTCATGGAACAATCCCTCGACCTCTCTGGCGATCCGTCGCACCTCGGCATTCGAGGAGGACAGCAGCAGCCGGTATGCTTCCCGGCTGCGCTTCCAGCGTACCCATTCCGGCCGCTGCTTAGCATACGCCTGCACAAGGGACTCCTTGGCCTCACTTGCATCCTGCTGTGACAGCTCCCCCATCTCATACAGAAAACAGATCGAGCGCATCGCCCAATAGAATTTTTGTTCCATAAAATCCATATTTACGGGCTTTTCCCGCTTCCATGCTGCCCGAATCAGCAAAGAAACTTCCATTGATTCCCTCCTTTTCATACAGTGACTAAGTGACTAACTCAATCAAAAATTCAAAAGTCCTATATGCACCAAAAAACACCGTATAGAAAGTCTTGTAAAACACCTCGACTTAGTCACTTAGTCACTCGTCTTTCTTTTGGGTGCCTAGGTGCCTAACTTAGGCTATTTTTCAAAAGTCCCATATGCAAAAAAATAAATGCATAAGAGGTTCTTGAAAATCCGGTGATTTAGGCACCTAGGCACCCTTCTTAACGAATTGACACTTGATAGGGCTGAAACACATCGGCCAAAAACAAACCGTTGTAATAATAAACGCCATGGCTCTTCGTCCGCTCGAACCGTTTGGCCATCTCCTGACCGAACTTACGCGAGGACATCTTGTACTCATTGTTTTCATCCGCCCAGCGAGTGTAGGATTGATACAGGTCGGTGGTCTTTTCCCTGCCGTATCCCACGACGCAGCAGGCATCCAAAAAAGCAGCGACCACATCCATCTCACCCCGATATTCCTTGACCGCGTCCTCGACCACCTTGGGCTTTTTCAGTCCCTCGCGCTGCCACATCAGGCAGCCCTCCACCGCCCAGCGCAGAATGCCGGGCAGCTCGGCACGCAGGTGATGGGACAGATGCTTGTCCACCTTATCTTCCGGGATGGTGACGGTAAAGGGGATCAGGTGGACACGCCGCCAGATGCCGGTATCGGTACCGCGGATGATGGGCTTATGGTTGGTACCCATCCACAGCTTGAATTCCGGGATGAACTCGAACTCGCTGCCGTACTGGTAACGCGCTGTGACCTTATCACCGCCGGTCAGCTGTTTAAGCAGACCTTCATTGAGTTTCATACCCTCGCTCGGCTCGACCGAGGTAACAAAGCGTGCGCCTTTGAGGCGGGCAATATCGCTGTTGGCACCTGAGCCGGTATGCGGCCGGACCATGATGGTCTCAGGCTGGATGTTGACCGCGTAATCGCCAAGCATGGCAGACACAGTGTCAAGAAAGGTACTCTTGCCGTTTCGTCCGGTGCCGTGGCAGAAAAAGGCGCATTGTTCGGCAGTCGAACCGGTCAGACTGTATCCGACCGCTTTCTGAATGTATCGAATGAGTTCCTGATCGCCCGCAAAGATATCCCGTAAAAAGGCTTCCCAGCGCGGACAGTCCGACTTGTCGGTGTACTCACACAGCGTCATCTTGGACAGGTAGAGCGCCGGATCGTGCGCCTCGAGCGTGCCCGACCGTAGATGCAGTACCCCATTCGGTGTGTTCAGCATATGGTTATGTGCGTCCATCTGACCGGGCGCGATGGGTACCCGGTGCATGGCTTCGCCGAGCATGGCTTTTTTGCCCTTGTTCGAGCGCGAATACTTGATGTGACGGCGAAACTGCTTTTCGGTCTCCTCGGCATCGACCGGCTGTTTGAGGTAATCAGGCAGCGTGTGCCCCATCTCCTCCACAATCTCGTCGGTGAGTCGTCCCAGAACACCCGACTGGTCACGCCGCCACGCGCGGCCGTCATAGTAGTACCAGCATTTATCGACATAGCTGTACCGGATGCGCTCAGAAAAGGCATCGGTCAGGCGCTGGGCATTGCCCATGTCGTCAAAGGTGTATAGGCGGGCCTTGTCGGGTTTCTCGCTGCGTCCGACCGATACGCTGTACTGTGCGGGCGGTTCATAGACTCTATGGCAGTTTCCTGCCGCTTTTTTAAGTGTCAATGCGCCGTAAGTCGTACCCGACTGCCGTCTGTCCCACTTGTCACGCATGAGACCGGAGGAGCGGAAAATCCGATCCATCAGGTCAATGTCGCACCGGCACCAGAAGGCCAGCATACTGCAAAACGACAGATCGGCCTCGGACTGGCTGTTGAAATAGCAATCCCAGTTGCCCGCGTACAAGTCGCGGAACATCGCGCCCTGCTTGGATCGCGAAGCATTTTCGATCACCTCGCGGTCGGTCAGACTGATGGGCGCGATCTGGATGCCGGTCGTCGGCTCGCGTCCGCCGCCGATGTACTTTTCATGCAGGGGCTTGATGGTCTCAGTGCAGTCCTCGATCTCGGCGTAGCCCGCTGCGTCGTTGCCGGTCATAATAAAATAGCGTCCGGTCTGGTACATCTCGACCTTGCCCCGCCTGCGCCCGCCGGTCGGCAGCGTGCCCCGGCAGATGATGTGAATGCCATGCCCGGACTGGCTGTACTCAGTGTAGCTTGTGAGCGTATGGACAAACTCGGACACGATGTTGTCGGTCTGTCCGGCACGGAACGCGTCGATCTCGTCGGCAATATCGTCAATATCAACGCCGAAGTACGGCGGCGCGAACATAAAGCCCACGCCGCTGTACACAGCAGATGCCTGCACGGCGGTCTGGAAGTCGGTCCAAGTATCCGGATTGTTGCTCATGGCACCGCCGCCTGTTCTGGGATTGATGGGTACCTTGCGCAGCTTGCCGTTCTCTCCCGGCTCGGCCTTCCAGCACACCCACTGCGGCAAACGCTTGAGTTCTGCGGGAATTTTTTCGTACAGAATGATTCACCCCCTTGCTCCTGTGTGGGCTGTCATTCAGAACGGCACATCGTCATCATTGATTTCGGTGAACCCCTCTGCACCGACCGCCGGCGGCAGCGTGCTGCCGGTACCCGGTGCTGCCGCTGCGCGATGCTTGCAGTCCGGGAAGTGAGTGACCTCCGGCCAAGACACGCGCTCGTAGCTGCGGTCACCCTCTCCGTCCTCATAGGACAGCTCGACCGACACCAACGCACCGACCAATGCCTGACACAGATCTTCCAGCCGTTCAAAATGGCGGCCGTTCTCGATGCGGGCAGCCTTACACCAACCCTTAATCTGTGCGGCAGAGTAGCCGTCCACGGCCAGATCGGCTGCGGTCGGCTGCTTCTTTTTGTAGAGCGAGCAGAACAGCTTGCCGCCCTTCACCGGATTTTCCACATCAGATCGGAAGAGCGTCGTGTAGGGAAAGAGTGTAGATC